GGCCCTATTCCACATTCTTCACTCCAATCCAAAAAATCATCTGGAAAACTGAAATAAGATGCCCGAAAAATACATTTTTCGATTAGCTCAAAAACAGTCATAGTGATATATCGAATAAGAGACGTATCAAAACCTACCATATCAGTTGCTCCAAAAACTCCACTAAGAGTTTTAAGAGTATCAATGATAATTTTCCAAGACACACTCAAAGGATCTGTACCAACTGTGATAAACTCACTTTGATCATGAGCTTCAACAGCATGAATGAAACAGCCAAGCACCATATTCATAATTTGAAGATAATCCACCGGACCATTCATAAAAAATCGAGCTTTACCTTGTAACACTTTGGAAATAGGTAACTTCTCATCCTTGAGGCACCCTATATAAACAGGCGCCACAATGACACGATCTCTACCAGCTTTAACAACTATGTTTCCAACAGAATTCTTAAAAAAACTGGTAATGGTTCTCTCTTCCTTATTAAACAAATCCTTACGTTTGATACCATTCAATACATAAGGATAACCAGCAGACGTATGTTGGTTTAAACCATGTTTACGATAAATAACCTCTGATCCAAAAACACCCTCTTCAAAAGACGCAATATAGTACGTGTCAAATTTCGGCAATTGCGAAAGTGTAAATTTTGCCGCCTCATCAATAACATCATAAGGTGGATCACATTCTTTCGCAGCCCATTTTAACATAGCTTTCCGAAGTGGACTAATAACCTCAAAAGTCCCATCTTCTCTTTTACTCCGAAAAGGTTTGAGTCTAGCTGGAATTTTAGTGTTAGGATATGGCACTGTATTAAAAATACAAGAAGGGCTTATTCCAGTTTTGGAATTCATAAATGCCCCACTCTCAACATGACCAACATATTCGTGACCCACAGGAGTATAATCTATCTCCTTCCATTGAGTCACTGGCTCCTGAATATCCGAAAAATATTTCTCCGTAACATTCATTGTGGTTTTAATACCATTGATACGTGTTTGAGAAATGGGTACACCATAAGCCACACCATCCAAACCTCCGCAATGAATCGCAAATATCCTGCGTGTATGGTATGGATTTCCACTCATATAGGGACTTCCACAATCCCCTAATAGTGTCGTTACACTCTTAAGAACCCAACCAAAAACTGGAAGTTTCTCCTTCGTTCCAAGAGTAGGATCAGCTGTACTCAAATACTCCTCAACACACCCAGTTGGTGAAAACTTTTTCTCAGTATCTTCACCATCCTCAGAGCGAGAAACGATTAACGCCTGTTCCATAGTTGTTCCACAATCATCTTGACAAATTTGCGTGGATAAAATATCCTTACCAAATCGTTTGAATTTCGGTGGTATATACAGAACAATAAGATCAATCTCTTCTTCCTCTGGGTATCCTGCTATACACTTAGA